AACAAGCCATACGTCACCATATCACTTGCTGCCACTGCCACACTCCCATCATCTCCCGTGGGAGGAACAGTCTTCATCATCCAGCTCCCTGCCGCCGCCAACAGTGGTCTGACATCCAAGCCGGTTGGGTATTACACCAGGGAAGAGTTCTTCACCTACCTGTGTCATGCTGCCGCCGGTGACAACAACCAATGCACCCCGCCTGGCGATCATCGGCTGGTCGATTGGGTGCATGTCTTCCAGAAAACATCTCGCCACCCCTTACAGCATCCCATCCCAAGGGCCGCCTGTGTGTTTGACATGCCCGTCATTGAGGCTATGACAACCATTGGTAGGTATGTCATAAAATGCAGGCCAAAAGTTGACATCACTGTTGACTCAGGTGATGAGAAGGCACCAGCTACTGATGATGAGGGCGAGTGGATTGACAGGACCGTGCCCCAAGTCTTAGGACATGATGAGGCCGTTGCAAGAAGGAGAAACAAGACCATGCATGCTCTCAATGGCAACACGGAGCACAATGCACAACAGCTTCATGACCCGACTCACTTGCCTAATCTTGTCGGCCCTGATGAGCTCAAGCTTATGCCACCCGAAGTTCGGGCTAGCTTGATCTCCATCAGGGCCGACCTATTGAGATTGTCGAAGAAGTTGCTTGAGTTGACAAAGATTGACGACAAGTACAACCGTGCCACGCTTGATCAGCCATTGTACTGGTCCGCTCTGCGCTGCCTCAATTATGAGATAGAGGACCATGGCCTAACATATTGCGGTGCCCAACCAATAAGACATCCGGTTGAGGCACCGCAGTATTGCATAGAGCTTGGTTGTTGGCAGAGACCTGTTGGCGGGCGACACTGGCACTGCCAGCTACACAATGTCGACGGCAAGAAAGCCATTGGGTCAATTGGCGCAGGCAGTCACAAGGGCGATGGACCAGGCGGTGGCACCAACATTCTGAAGTGTAGTTTTCCTGGCGGGTGCACTATTAGAACCCACTACCATCGCAAGAAGAGCGGAAAGCCTTCGAAACCTGGCGCATCACAAAGGCTCGGCAAGGCTAAGAGAATCATGGAGAATATGGGCTGGGTGATGTGTTCAGGAAAGGACGGCAAGCCTAGCACTGTTGCTGAATGTCCACATCCTGGACTCGAGCACGCCCATAGATTCAAGATTGGGGAGAAGGATGCCCAAATCATCGAGGGAGAAATGGATGAGAAGGAGTTGCTGGCTGAAGCCAGAGAGGCCATTGCCATCATGGGCAAGGAGCAGGCGGCTGCGAGAAAGAAGGCGGAGGAAGCAAAGTACAAGGAGCTAGATAAAATGTTACCGGCAATTGCCGAGTGCTCTGAAGACGATGAATTCTCTGCTTTTAGAACCTCACCAGCCCACAATCAACCCATTTATCGATTCAGCCCCAGCGAGCTTAACCCATCTGACAGCGAGCCCGATGAGCCCGATGAGAAATTTCAATCTTGCCGACCCGAGTGGGACAAGAAGGACGCTAGTGGCAAAGAGGTGAAGGTTGAGAAGCGCGAACCAGCTAGAGTGGCAAGACTCAGGTCCGCCTTGAAGAGCGAGAAGAAAGTTGCCTTCAGTAGGAGCGAGGCACTCATACCGGAGCGCCCATCCGACGAGGGCAAGCATGATGCGCCAGAGGAGTCTAAGAGCCAGATCACGGGCGGTGGATCGCCTGATCCTGAACCAGATGATGTTGATTCTGGGTGTTGGAACAACATCATGCCGTTGCCAAGGCAGAAAGTGCTCCATATTCGGAACTACGGGGGCATCGCAAGTCTCGGCGTTCTCAGCAACCCGCACCCTGCGCCATCAAGGCCGGTCACCATCTCTGCGAAGGCTCCACGCCTTGCAGCGCTCAGAGCAGCTAGGAATGCAGCAAGAAATATTGTCGCCGGTGCTGCCCCTCTTCCCGCTGGACCAGCTGTGGCCCCTCCGCCTCCTCCTCCTGCCCCTGCACCAGCTCCTGCCATAAATCCTGTTCCTGCGAGATTGGGGCCGAGGGCACCCCCACCCATGCCAGTAGGCCGACCCGCTCCTAGGCCTCCTGCTGCTCGACCGGTCCGTCCTGTACCACCGGCCCGCATTAGAGCACCGAGAGGAGGGCCTCTTGGGCCGCCCCCAC